CATCCAACATTAGCATCTTTCCCTTTTTCAGGATAGAACCACCATATTTCATCTCTGCTTACGTTTTTGACGCCAAAGACCCTCTGACGTTTACTCATATCGATAGTATCGAAAAAAGTCTGACGATTAAGATTATTTTCAAGCGGAAGAACTACGCCGTTGAATACAAAAAATCTTTGTGTTCCCGGCCAGTAGAATATTCCGTCATATTCAACTACGCTATTTGAAGATAAAATGGAGCTATCTCTTGATAATACCTTCTTGCTAAAAGAAAGATCATCAGGATCATCAATGACCTGATTATTGCTACCTGTAGTATTGGTAATAAGAACAACAGAGCCGAGTGTCCAGAAGATTATAGTCGGCGAGTTTGCTCCTCCTCGCCATTCTGCACCGTAGATTACTTTATCGGTGCTAATATTGATGGAATATTTATCTTTAAAAAATAAGAAAGGTTTTTGCAAGTCAGTCTGCTCTCCTGATTTGTCTGCGGCAATCGAAGACCACCTAACTAGGCCGTTGTTACCATAGTAAAATAATCTACTTCCCACGTAGATCATTCCTCCTGTTGCTTCCTGTAAAACAAAATCAGGAAAATTTACCTGAAAAAAACCATCGGTAGCTTCCTTTGCCAAGATACTAGAAATAGCTTCGCTGCTATTAATATCCGTGTAGTTTTTCATACCCAGACATAATATCATTTGCGTTGGAAGGCTATTGATAATGCTTATTACTACCACAAATTGTGTCAAGGTATTGGTAGGATTAGTGAATTTCTTAAAATAAGTTAAGGTTTGACTACCAATATTGTTATAAGTAGCATCTATTACGCTATATTTATGTTGCTGAGTAACAAGAGAAACCCCGACTAAAATGTGTTTATTCCCATCGCTATCATAGTATATAAGAACTGCGGTTGGAGTAGAGCTAGGTGGTAACAGTTCAGGTATAGTCTGTATATATAGTACATAATTTTTCATTCCACCGATGTTTTGGGGTTGTCCTCTAAAAAACCTGACCCATTGCCCACGCGAGCAGTAACTTCCTTGAAAAGGAGAACCATCACGGAGTATTCCAGGATTATAGATAATAGGAAACATCTGTTTTTGTGTAGCCATAAATTACCCTACGTCTCTTTTTACGCTGCGATCAATGTAACGATCTTTTGTCAGGTTGTTAGCAGCAGTTAAGCTTTCCTGATATAACTTTGTATAGACAGGCATTCTCTGATCATCCTTTAAATAAATAAGAGCCTCTAAAAAGGCAGCATAGAATAGAAGATCAGGGTAATAGTCCGTTAGTATGTTTGTTTGATTCTCATTTGTAATCAAGTCTGGTCGCCCGTTATATATTAACCGATAAACATTATTTTGAGCAGGAGTTGGGCTTATAAAAATTCTATCATAAGGCTTAGTATTCGGTTGTATTTTATCGGCATAAAATAGCGGTGGATTATCAATAGTAGCGGTATCGACATTCGGCCAATAATTTATGCAAAACTCATAACTTCTTGGAAATAAAATTACATTATTAGTAAATAGGGATTCAGGCGTTCCATAGCTTAGAGAGATAGTTTCCTGCCAATCGGGAGGTTTTGAGATATTAGCATTATTTGCCTGAAACTGACCGTCAAATGCCTTTTGAAAACCTGTGGTATTTAGCTCCTTCCAGATTTTCTGCTGTCCCATCTCAATAAAATAGGGAATGGCGGCAGCAAATTCAATGCTACCTCCTCTATTGGCATAAGCTATTATTTGGTTTAAAAGAGTAGTGTAATTCATATTCAGTTACGACTAATATCATTCATCAATTTTTTGTTATAATCATCACCTAAATCGTAAATACCAACTGCAACAATTTTACTTAGAGTTATATAATCTGTTTTTTTAAGTTATACTGTCTCAGTATATGCAATTATGAACCAGTTAGTATATCCCAAAGGTGTATAGTTCCCTACTATCTGTAGACAACCTCCCGATCCGATAACTATTTCTTTTTTGAAATTATCTAGGTTATCTCCAAGAGAGGTTTTAATTATCATAGAATAGCTTGCTGTTAGACTACTTGGTCGTTGTTTGAATATGAATTGCTTACCATCTGTAGCTTCTGATAATACTGGCAACGTAATAGTACAATTACCAAAGCCTATAATAAAGATATCATAAATAGTAGCCTGATAACTAGCTCCATCATTTATAGCTAGAAAACTTGGTGCAAAAAAAGGCGGCATAAACTCTTTCCAGTATGAATCTTGTCTAACATTTAGTTTTTTTGTATCTGTATTATAAATTACTAATCCATCTTGAGGATCGAGAAGAGCATCTCGCTGAGTAGTTGTCATTCTTGCATGCAGTAAACCTCCTTCGCTTGAATTTATTTCAAGAAGTGCTGATGGAGAAGAAGAGCCTTCGCCAAGTTCGCCGTTAATGATAGTGCATACCCTGCTATCTGCTCCTGTTCCTTGCATTTGAAACGTTACCGGTGTTAGCCCGTCCACAAGTATTACTCCTGTATCTGCAACATTGTCGTTACTGCCGAACTGCAACGCTCCAAGATTACTTAATTTATATAGAGGAATGCTATCGACGGCTTTATTTTTCCTAGCTTGTTGTAATGCAGCTATTTTAAGACCGCCGTCTTTTATTTTTTTCCCTGTTTCTCCGCTAAAAACGGCAATATTATCATCTGACGCTACTTCCGGTCCCGTTACATCTCCGGTTCCGCCGCCGCCCTCTTTCAACTCTATCCATTTATCTCTACTGTAATATTCCTCATAACCAGTATCGCTGTTAAAGATAAGTGTCCCGTCCTTGATCGGTTTTTCCGGGTTATCGGTATTAACTAAAGCATCTCTTTCTTCAGTTGTTACGATTGGAGGATTAAAACAGCTATTTTTATCTTTATAGTTAATCTGTAGTCCATTTAACTGGGTTATAGGCTTACTTGTTCCTTTATCTATCGGCATATATTCCTCATTGATTTATTCTGGGTCAGCTACAACGGTAATAGTTCCCCACTTACCTTCGTCAAAAGTCCTAAGCGTCTTGTCTAAATTCGGTTCTGTATTATCAAAATAAGTGAACCCATCTACCTGATTTTCTTCTGTTTCTACTTCTTCTTTTTTTCCTGTTGGAAATATGAAAGGAATTCCGCTACTCAGTCCTACTCCGGCAGCGGTTGTAGGAACTGCATATAAATTCTGCCATACACCTTTAATAAAAATCTGAATACAGGCTTTATCGATATTATAGATCATAGTACCCGGTTTAACCTTGACCTTCTTACTATCTACTTCATAAGCGGTAACATTTTCTATTTCATCTTTTTGTTTATCAGTAAGACAGGGAAGAGCAAAAGTAGCATTATGGTTATTAGTCCCGGTATTTTGATCGCTGGTAATAGTAAGACCGCTGAACTGAGTTATATTATCTAAATCTGCCATATATTTCCTTTTTATTTTTATTATATCACAGTGTGCTTATAGCCTTTGAAAATCGTATAAATTTAGTTAATTCAAAAAATTACATGCCTCAATAAATCGTTGTATCTTTAGAGCGTCATGCCCATATTGGATATTTGCCTCTGATCGCAAATATGCTATAGCTTCGGGTGTTGGATTATCAAGTTTGCTTAATTCCTGATCTTCAAGAAAACGTTGGAATCTGTAATAATATAGATTATTTTCAGCCCCCTTATATAAAGAGAGAATTTGAAATTTAAGCTCCACTGCATCCGTTCCTCCTTGTATAGTCAAGTTAAGACTATTAGCAAGTAATCCAAGTCCATTTTGAGGGGCTGCCCTTAAGTTATCTGATGTTGTCGTTATTTCAATGTCAGGATTAGAATAACCTGTCCCAACCGATAAAATGCAAACCTTTACTTTTTGCGGAAATAAAATATTAGAAAATGTATAGCCAAGGTCGGTAGGATTATTCTGGTATAGTCCCCCATCGATGAAGAAAGTATTGGGGTCGGCTCCCTGAATGACTGTTGGACGAAAGTATACTGGTGCAGAGGCAGTCGCAACGGCAACATCGACACATGTGTATTCTTGACCGACAGTAAAGTTTTTAATTAGAACATTAGAAAATTGGTAATACTGACTACTTGTAATATTACCATATGGAAAATTAACTTTATCACTACTTGGCCCAGTTCCACCTTGAAATCCTACGGCAGTAATTAAAGTATTAGTTTTTAGTTGGAACATTTTGGTAGTGCCTAAAGCTGTATTTAAAGCACTCCGTAGAGGTTCTTGGTTGTAAATATAAGGTTCTACTCCCGGAACTGCCAGTACAGTTCCTAAAGTAGCAGCTCCTGCCGGACCGAGAGGTTGCAAGGGATTAACTCCCGCTCTAATAGTAAAAATGCTGTCTGCGTTAGTCGTTAATAAATTAATAACATTAGTAGGAGATAAACCATTTGAATATGCTATAGATTGAACACCGCCGATACTTGTTCCGCAAATAATATCAAAATACTTCCATAATTCATTACCATTAATTCCTGCATCATTACAAAATTTCTCTAGAAATGTCGCAGAGAACAACCCTCTAATACCGCCTCCATCTAAAGACAAAATACGTATTATACGCATACTTTTTACTAAATAGGGAATATAAAACAAGTAAATAGCAGTTACTTTTTTAAGGTAACCGCTATTTATCGTAGCTATAGAAATTAATACTCTATGATAATAACACCGCTGCCGCCAATACCGCCGATACCTGCTGTATTTTTGAAAGCACCGCTACCGCCGCTTCCGTAAAGCCCTGCATCTCCGTTTCCTGAAACAACGACACTACTTCCACCGCTTGCAAGAGATGAATTACCACCTTTTCCTGATCCTACTGTTGAAGATGTTGAACAGTTATCGCCTCTTTGACCCGGAATATTAATATCCCCGCCGCTAGCTTCTCCACCGGCTCCTCCTAATTGTATTGCCGTGCTATTAGCAACAACACCATTACTTCCTGCATTAGCTGTAAGTGAAACTGTGCTACTAGTAAATGTTGATGCTTCTCCAGCACTTCCAACAGAATAACTAGACGAAGCACTAAGGTCGGTTATGTACTTGATTACAGTACCACCGGCACCTCCTCCTGTTCCAACTGCAGTAGTAATAGAAGTGTTACCTCCATTTCCACCGCCTCCAATTACAGTAACCTTACCTTTTGTTACTCCTGCTGGTAATATTCCATCTAAAGAACCTGTACCAGACTCTAATACAATCATTCCATGAAGGATAGGATTACCACTGATAACACTAGTTGCTCTACCATAACCATCAAAAGTTATACTTGATGGATTTGTATAAGTTCCTGCTTCAACAGTTGTATTAGCTAGACTTACGATAGGGTTAGCAACATCGGTAGAATCAACGTCTATCTGACCTTCTGTTCCAACAACCGAATCTACCCCACTTGCACTTGAACCATTGCTAGCAGCAGTAATCCTACCTTGAGCGTCTACAGTAATGTTTGCAGCAGTATATTCTCCCGCTTCAACAGTTGTATTAGCTAGACTTACGATAGGGTTAGCAATATCGGTAGAATCAACGTCTATCTGACCTTCTGTACCGACAATAGAGTCTACAGTTCCGATGCTTCCTGAACTCGCAGAAACAATCCTACCTTGAGCGTCTACAGTAATGTTTGCAGCAGTATATTCTCCCGCTTCAACAGTTGTATTAGCTAGACTTACGATAGGGTTAGCAACATCGGTAGAATCAACGTCTATCTGACCTTCTGTACCGACAATAGAGTCTACAGTTCCGATGTCTCCTGAACTCGCAGAAACAATCCTACCTTGAGCGTCTACAGTAATGTTTGCAGCAGTATATTCTCCCGCTTCAACGCCGGTATCAGGTAGCTCAATATTAACATCAATAGGATCGATATTATCAACATAAATAGTATTGTTTCTACTGATTATGGAAGATAAATTAGGAAGCCAAGATAAATTACCTCTTCCATCAGTCATTAGTGATGCCCCTGGAGTACCTGCATCACTAGGAAAATATAAATCTTGATTAAAATTTATATTAACTAATTCAGTAAGATCAGGGCTTGCATTAATTTGCACTACCCCTTGATTAGTTGAAGTTATTCTTAATTTTCCAGATTCTGCAATATCTAGATTACCAACAGAAGCAAACGATGAAGCAGTAACAGTACCATTTAAAGTCATATTACCTGCACTATCAATCTGGGTGGTAGAGTTATTAAGTAAACTTCCATCAGCTCCCCAAGTAACTATTGAATTTGGAGTAGTTGTTTCTGGTAGTAATGTTGAGCTAGCAGAAACAATCCTACCTTGAGCGTCTACAGTAATGTTTGCAGCAGTATATTCTCCTGCTTCAACAGTTGTATTAGCTAGACTTACGATAGGGTTAGCAACATCGGTAGAATCAACGTCTATCTGACCTGCCGTACCGACAATAGAGTCTACAGTTCCGATGTCTCCTGAACTCGCAGAAACAATCCTACCTTGAGCGTCTACAGTAATGTTTGCAGCAGTATATTCTCC